GGGATGTAACAGGTCTTAATGAAGCTAGAGATGGTAGCTTACCTGACAAAAGCACACTAGTAGGATTACAGAAGTTAGCCGCTAATGCATCCAATACTGCGACTAGACACATATTAGATGCTAGCTTATATTTAACTCTTAGAACATGTGAAAACGTATCGCTTAGAGTAGCTGATATGATTGATTTTGATCTTACAAACGCTGCATTAGTTAAAAGTTTAGGTAAATTTAATGCTGCTACACTACAAGAAATAGACACGTTACATTTATATGAATTTGGTGTTTATTTAGATTTAGAACCTGAAGAAGAAGAGAAAGCTATGTTAGAGCAGAACATACAAATGGCTCTTCAACAACAACAAATATTTTTAGAAGATGCTATTGACATTAGAGAGATTAAAAATCTTACATTAGCTAATCAAGTTTTAAAATATAAGAGACAACAAAAACAAGAAAAAGAACAACTACAGCAACAGCAAAATATAGAATCTCAAGGTCAAGCTAATCAACAGGCTTCTGAAGCTGCAGCTATGAATGATGTTCAAAAAGCTGAAGCCGTAGCTTCTACAGAAACTCAGTTAGAACAATCCAAGTCTCAGTTTGAAATACAAAGAATGGAAACTGAAAATCAACTTAGGCTACAAATAATGGCTCAACAATTTGAGTATGATATGAAGCTTAAGCAAATGGATGTAGATACTACTACTAAAAAAGAAGCTGAAATAGAAGATCGTAAAGATGAACGAACTAAAATGCAGGCAACACAACAATCAAAGATGATTAGTCAAAGACAAAACGACACTTTGCCTACAGACTTTGAATCACCATCACCAGATGGTTTAAGTTTAGACAACATCTAAACAATTTTATTAATTTTTATTATATTATATTATGTCAGAAGAAACACTAGAAGAAGGCACTTTTAAGGTAAAACTTACAAAGCCTAAACAATTAAGCAAAAAAGATACACCTATTAAAGTAGATTTATCTAAACCTAAAGAAGAAGTTACTCCTGTAGAAGAAACAGAGGTAAAAGATACACCTGTAGTTGAAACACCAAAGGTAGACGAACAAGTACAAGAGCCCAGCTCAGTTCCTGAATCTGAAGAAGAAAAACCTATAATCGAAGAAATTAAAGATGAACCTGAAGAAGAGGTTGTTTCTATAGGTGAAGAAATGGTAAAATCATCAGAACAACCAGTAACAAAGTTAGCTGATGAAATAAAACAAGATATTAATCTACCTGAAAACATCGAAAAAGTCGTAGACTTTATGAAGGAAACAGGTGGAACATTAGAAGACTACGTAAGATTAAATGCGGATTATTCTAATATAGATAATGATGCTCTTTTAAAAGAGTATTACAAACAGACTAAATCTCACTTGGATCAAGATGAAATTAACTTCATGTTAGAAGATAATTTTGAATTTGATGAAGAGTTAGATGAAGCAAGAGATATTCGAAAGAAGAAACTTGCATATAAGGAAGAGGTTGCAAAAGCTAAAAACCATTTAGAAAGTTTAAAAGGTAAGTATTATGAGGAGATCAAGTTGAGACCCGGTACTACTCAAGAACAGCAAAAGGCAGTAGATTTTTTCAATCGCTACAACGAAGAGCAAGACACAGCTCAGCAACAACATGAATCGTTTAAGTCTAACACTAAAGATTATTTCAATAATGAGTTCAAAGGTTTTGAATTTAACGTTGGTGAAAAGAAATTTAGATATGGAGTTAAAAACGTTAGTGATGTTGTAGATAGTCAATCGAACATTAATAATACGATCGGGAAGTTCCTGGATAAAAAAGGTAATGTTGCAGATGTTAAAGGCTATCACAAAGCTATGTATGCCGCTGATCACGCTGATACTATAGCACAGCATTTTTATGAGCAAGGTAAATCCGATGCTATTAGAAATATTGCTGCTAAATCTAACAACGTAGATACTAACCCAAGATCAAGAGCTCCTGAGGATGTTTTTGTAGGAGGGTTTAAAGTTAAAGCGGTTTCTGGTATTGATTCTTCAAAATTGACAATCAAAAAACGAAAATTTAACTAAAAATTATTATTAAAAATGGGACAAATTAATCCTGTATACGGCTCGATCGTGCCGTCACTACAACAACAAATCTTAAATAGCAACTACTTAAACTTTGCTAATGGAGGTGGAAATGACTTCGCTCAACAATACCTTCCTGAAGTTTATGAAGCTGAGGTTGAAAGATATGGAAACAGAACTTTATCTGGTTTCTTAAGAATGGTTGGCGCTGAAATGCCAATGACATCTGATCAAGTTATCTGGTCAGAACAAAATAGATTACACATCTCTTACACAGGATGTTCAGTAACAAGTGCTGCTGGAGCTGCAATTGGAATTTTATCAATTCCTTCTACTGCTTCTGTATCTCCTGTAACTGGAGCTGGTCAAACAGCACCTGTACAAACAATTGGTGTTATTAATCTTAACGACACTGTAGTTATTATGAACACTGCAACTGGTGTTACAGTTAAAGCTGTAGTAGTTGTTGCTCCTGTAGTAGCTGCTGGTGGTGCACCTGCAACTCAAATACAAGTTACTTCATTTACTGCTGCTAATCTAAACTCTTTAGGTGCGCTTGCTAACTTGAAAATATTTGTATATGGTTCTGTGTTTGCAAAAGGAACAGGACAATCTCTTGCTTCTGCTCAACCACAGTTCACGCAATTTAACAACCAACCAATTATTATAAAAGACAGATACCAAATCAATGGTTCTGACACTGCACAGATTGGATGGGTTGAAGTTGCTACTGAAGATGGTACATCAGGATACTTATGGTATCTAAAGTCTGAGTCTGAAACAAGATTAAGATTTGATGACTACTTAGAAATGGCAATGATTGAAGGTGAATTAGCTGCTCCTGCTGGACAGTTTGCTGTACAAGCTGCTGCTGGTAATATTGGTAACACTGGATTCGGTGCTGCTACCGCTGCTCATGGAACGCAAGGTTTATTCCAAGCTATCCAAACAAGAGGTAACATCATGTCTGGATTCTCTGCTGCTACTGGTATCAGTGATTTCGATCAAATCCTTAAAAACCTTGATACTCAAGGAGCTATTGAAGAAAACATGTTATTCTTAAACAGATCAACTGATCTTGGTTTTGACGATATGTTATCTCAAATCTCTGGTGGTTCACAAGGTGGTACTGCTTATGGTTTATTTGAAAACTCTGAGCAAATGGCACTTAACTTAGGATTCTCTGGATTTAGAAGAGGTTCTTATGATTTCTACAAAACTAGCTGGAAATACTTAAACGACGCTTCTACAAGAGGTGCTGTTGCAGTTAGTGGAATAGATGGTGTATTAGTACCTGCTGGAACTTCTACAGTTTATGACCAAATGTTAGGTACAAACATTAGAAGACCATTCTTACACGTAAGATACAGATCTTCAGAAGCTGACGATAGACGTTACAAGTCTTGGATCACTGGATCTGTCGGAGGTGTATACAACTCTGCATTAGATGCAATGCAAGTTCATTTCTTATCTGAGAGATGTCTTGTAACTCAAGCTGCAAATAACTTCGTGTTATTCCAAGCTTAATACTTTTTTAAAGAATTAGGCGCTTCGGCGCCTAGCTCTTTATTTTTTTTAATCATATTATATTATATCATGTCAAAGACAAAAGAAATCAAAGCCCCTCAATGGGAGATAAAAACTAGAGTGTATTATTTATTACACGACATTACACCACTAACATTTACATTACAAACTAAACATAGCACGCAATATCCTTTATTACATTTTGATAAAAACTCAAATACACAAAGGGAATTAAGATATGCAACTAATCAAAACTCACCATTTGTTGATGAACAAAAAGGAGAGTGTACATTAGGCCATGTTATATTTGAAGATGGAGTTATGACAGTTAGTGAATCACAACAAAACTTACAACAATTTTTACATCATCATCCTAAAAAGAATAATATATTTGCTGAATGGGATCAAAAAGAAGTTGCTCAAGATGATTTAGCTGATTTAAACTTTGAATTAGAAGCTATGAATGCAGCTAAGAATATGGATCTTGATCACGCTGAAGCTGTATTAAGAGTTGAAAAAGGATCTGAAGTTGCTTCGTTAAGCTCTAAAGAATTAAGAAGAGACTTAATACTGATGGCAAGAAAAAATCCTTCAAGCTTTTTATCTATAGCTAATGATGAAAACGTAGGGTTAAGAAACACTGCTATTAGAGCGGTTGAACAACACATAGTAAAACTATCACAAGACCAAAGAACTTTTCATTGGGGATCTAACGATAGAAAACTAATGACTGTTCCTTTTGATGAAAACCCTTACTCAGCTATGGCCTCATGGTTTAAAACTGACGAAGGCGTAGAAGTTTTCAAAACAATAGAGAAAAAGTTACAATAATATGTAACTATAATATAGTGAAGGGTCACTTCTGTGGCCCTGTCATT